GATGTCGTTGATTTCGTCAGGATCAAAGGAAATCATACGCGGCGTTGTCGCACTCAGGCGCAACGCCGTTATGAGTTTTTTACCAGATTGCGCCGCGCGTCCTGTATGTCCAGTGCCAATTTATCCATCATGCCCGATGCCACACACTGCATCAGACTGTCAATCGAGGTGTAATCCACATCGTCCGGCTTGATACCCTGCTTGAGATACCGTTCCGGCAGATACTCGACCACGCCTAACGACAGTTGTAACGACTGGGTGGACAACGCCTGATATTTTTCGATCAAGGGTTCAATATCTGTGTCCACTTCACACGCATCAATCTGTTTGCCCAATTGCTGAATCCGAATCGCCAGCATTTGCGCGTTTTGTTCATCGGCATACGACATCAACCGGAAATTAAAACGCGGTTTGCCATTGTCTTTGCTCATGGTTAGACCACGCCACCGGCAAACATATCGGTTGTCGGTTCATCGGTGCCTTCCGCGCTGATTTCAAACAACACCGCGTCTTTATCGACTGTCACCGCTGATTGTTTGGAGGACAAAATCAAAATCGATTGGATGTGCTCCGGTTTGCCGCCGGTGTTGCCTTCCGGTCGCCATGTCCCAGTATAGATGTCACCGGGTTGCAATTTCTGGATATAGGCGGATACATTGGTCACATCATATGCAAGTTTGATGTCCCATTTGGTTTCGCGCAACTTGCCGCCTTTTTTGACGTGGGTTGTGCCAGCGCCGGCGCTGGTGTCCTCTGACCCGACCGACACGGCGATGGATACTTCGGTAAAATAGGCGGATACATCCACCCCGTCCAATAACAATTGACAGTCGTTTGATTGTAGGGTTGCCATTTATTGTGTCTCCATTTTCACTGTATAGGTTTTGCCCGTGCCATAGAGGACACGTTGCTCGTTGTTGTCGATTTGATCGATGATTCGCCCGCCGGTCACGGCTGTAATCAACCAGTTGTTGGCGCTGGCGTTCAGTTGATGACTGGCAGTGGTGGTGTCCTGTATCCCGCTATCGTCCAGCACCTCATCAATGCTTGCCGCGCCTGCCTCGCTCTCACTGATGTCCTTCGACCAGCACACCACTTGCAGAACCAGTTCCGCGTCACGGTGTCGTCTGCGGTTGGCATCACCACCACCAACCACCATCATGACGACATACGGCTCGGTTGTGCCGGGCGGGGCATACCGCGAATAAATGCGGTCATCAAACACCGCATTGGCTCCACTTAACCGGTCGCCCACAGCGGTATATAAAGCAGTAGTTGATAACACCAGTGTCATGACCACACCTTTTTATTACGCATATCGTTTCCCATCTTTTTTTTCCAGACCACAAACACCGGGCGGACAAACGGACGTGCTTGCACTGTGCCGTCGCCTAGCTCCATTTTAATCCCATGTGGAACCCCGTCATGGACAACATAACGCAATGTCGCTTCTTTTTTCCATGCAATCGAATTGATTAAAAACCCGCGATCCACATTGGGCGGGTCGCCCGGTTTCGACGCGGTGACAAATCGGTGCGGGTCAAAACGTTCCTGTACCTCACCGGGTGAGGTCTCTTGCAGGCTAAGTTTGATGTCACCGACGATATTTTCGGCAACCCCGCGCAAGTAGCCGTCTAAGGCACCCTTGCTGGATAAGATTTGTTTGAGTTTGGCGTTGTTGTAGGTCATTGTTTGGTCGCAATCAATTGCACATCGGTTTTATCGGTATGTTGTTGCAGGATGTTCACCACGCGGTAATCCTCATCATTGACGGTAATCAGATAACCGGCAGCGACGGTTGTGCCATAAGGCAAACTGAACTGATAGGTTTCCTCGACAGTCTGCCGTGAACCAAACACCGCATCGTTGGACGTACTCCCGCTGGCAACCGGCAACACCCGGCACGGCACATCGGTTTGGAGCGTCACATATTGATCGTTGGGCGCGTAGGTGGCGGACTTGCCATCGGACTTGGCTTTAATGATGCAGGTATCGCTCATAAAATTGCCAACCGTATTACGGATATATCCAAGTACCCAGCCCGGCACACTAGTCATAATCTGGCTCCTGTGTGTGGGCGCTATCGGCGCGATAAACATGGGTCACGGTGGAGGTGAAGCTGGTTAAGCCGAATTCGGATTGTTTCTCTTTGATGAGGTCGTCCAGCGCCGCCACCACCGAGCTATAATCACTCACACTCAACCAATCTGCGCGGAAGTCAGGGCGCATCATCTGCCGTTTCATGTAGCGCAACCCGGCAATCACCGCTGTGTATTTGCTGGTTTCGGTGTCTAACAATGAGGAGATAATGGCATCGCTCAACAGGCTTTCGGTTTCCGTTGTATCACCGGTATGAAACCGCACAAAATCAGGGTCGAAGCTCAAGTTTTCGGTGTAGGTGAATGTCATGGTGTGCCAATCAGGGCAAACAACGCCGTCACATCATCTAACGCTACCGCATACAACCCGCAATCGCGCCGCTGTCCATCGTTGATCTGCACTAGCCAGTTTTGCATATCGGGTGTGGCGCGAAACCAAAGCGTCCCGATCATCTGGTTGCGGGCGTACAACGCCACATCGGTATGCGGGGCATAGTCCGTCACATCACCCCGGAAGGGGTAAAACGACAGGTCGGCTACCGTGTTGATGATGATGTCGTTGGTCGTGGTCGCGGTGCGCTGTCCCTCAAAACCGTAGGTGATTAGACTGATGTCATGGCGTGGCAAACATTGATTGGGTCTATCCATACTGCGGTGATAGTCCCCCAATAAAACCACACCAACAATCAGCACAAAAAACACAACCGGCAGAATGTAGTGTCTGGGTTTGGTGTCCATCCGTTTGGCTTTCATCAGTCTGTCCCCGATACTTCGAGAAACAGGGCTAGGGTATCGACGTTGGCATAATCCGGTGTTCCACCGGTCGCCACCAGATAGCCATAGATGACATCGGCAGTGAACGGAATCTCTAACACGGCGCTGTGCCAGTAGTCGAAGGTGTTGAGCGTGGTAGCGCTGGATATGGCAACAGTGGTGATGAGCTTCTGCAAGTCGGCAACCGTCATCGCTGCCGCAAATGCCGCGTCATCAGCAATGGTGGTCGGTGCGGCGTTGAACAGATACAGGGTATAGGGTTCGTCCTGACTATCTTCATCTATCAGGCGCACCCGGCGGATAAAACCACCACCGGAGACCATCCCCACATCAAATGTCAACAACCCGCCAACCACATCGCCATCGGTATATGCCGTCAGCGCTACGATGATCCCATCATCACCATTGGCTTTAATGGTCTTTACTTGATCCATCAGGGGCATGTGCTGTCCTTTCGTAGAAAATGGGGTTGTTACACCCCATTATTTTAGGCTGACGGTGTAGCAGGTGAGATACCGGCAGTCTCATCAACCAGATTAGATACGTAGTTCTCAGCCGCACGGGTTGCGCCTGTATCAAATGGCGCTGTGATATTGGTTGTGTATGCCGTGTATCCGCGATTCAGTTCAATGATGCCGGTAGTATTGTCGTGCATATCCACCAGCAATCCGGCGGTTGTGTCCAGATTCTCGATTACATTATGAGAAATCCTGATATTGGTCGACGCGGCTCCACTGCCCACGTTGCCATCAATCGCGGCAGTCGTGGTAAAGTCGCCTCGAATTTCACAGCCGATGATGGTACATAGCTCGGTTGCATCAACGCGGATTGCCGCCGCACTGCCCGCCGTTGCCGACAGATAGAAACGGCAGTTTTCGATCCGTGTCCGTTCGCTGGCATCAATATCCAGACATTGCAGGAACTCAAGAATCGCGCTCCCGCTTGCCCATTCACAATCGCGAATGGTCACATCATCACCGGTCACTGTTACACCGCTGACAATATCCGCTACCGCACCGAGGAACACCAGACCCTCAATCAGCACATCATTTGCGCTGACCGGAATCCGGCTGGCGGTTGCACTAAACGACAACACCGGGCGATTGCGTCCATTACCCAGACCGATGATTGAGATACCGGCTACATCCACAACCAGTGAAGTAGCCGATGCAATCGTTTCGGCGTGTCCGGGCATAACGATGATCTGATCGCCTTTATCTGCTGTACACTTATTGATCGCTTGATCGATGGTTGCCAGCGGGTTAGACGGGGATGTCCCGACCGCGCCCGATGATCCGGCACCGCTACTGACAAAATAGGTGTTACCGGTTGTGGCGGGAATTGACCCGCCACCCAGAACCGGCACCCCGAACGACGAAATACCATTGGGGAAGTTCGTTAGTGACATATCATCCCCCTACGGGTTACTGCCTACGACCCAGCGGAATTCACTCCAACCGGTATCGAACCGCATCCGCGATTTAAATTTGCGGGCTTCGTGATCGAAGTCATCAATCGCGGAAAAGGTCGGCAGAATGCGATCAATCCATTTCAGGTATTGTTTTGCCATCATCTGGTCAATCACAAACCATTTGTTGCCGGTGATATACGGCACAATGAGCGACTGCATATCATTGTGAACATTGATGGCGTTGTTGCCTGATTCCGGTGTCAATTCCGATCCGGTTAATTCCAGTGAGGTTTTACGCAAGGCGCGACCGGTCAGCAGGATGTTGGGCATGATGCTGATTTCCTCGCCGCGATCATCCCCCAACCCCATTGCCGTCACAATCGCTGTTTCCAGATTGGCGCTGTTGAGTGGCAGTGTCAGCGCATTGCTTACAGCGGTGGTATCGGTACGACTGCGGTTATGACTGCTCGATACCAGAGGATCGCCGTCATATCCCAGATAACTTGCCGAAAACGCATTCTCGAAGATGCTGAACGCGGTTTTCTGGCGGAAACGCTGGGTTGATCTGCCCAATTCGCTTGCCATTGTGAAGATACCGTCATACTGCATATCTTCCAGCATTTGTTGGGGCACTTGAAACCCGTTGGTGTAATTCACCGGTGTATAGGTGATCGTGTAGCCCTTGTCCACTTCCTGATAATGCACCTGCCCATGATCGTCAAACGGCACCGGGTCGCCAAAACTACCAATCCGTAGATCGGTCTCTTTGGCTTTGGTGCTGGTGCGTTTGGCAAACAGCAATCCGGTTTGATCCGGCACCAGCGCAAGATGATCCTTGTAAATATCCGTCAGGATAGGGTCAAGGTCGGTTAACTCTGCAAAATTTGCTTGATGAATCGCCATGATCTACCCCTCCTATGTCGCTGCTTTTGTCAGGTAATGCGTTAGGTTGAATGTCACATGCGTGGGTTCTGTCGCTGTGCTATTCCGCGTCACCTTCAAGTCATCGTTCGATTTGGTTGTGACCCCCATGCCACCACTGGCAACATCAAGGGCATCAAAACAGGACCGTGCGTTGGCATCAGTCACCCGGTATACCGCGTCAGGATTGGTGATAACACCCACTGTCAATCCGTCATCGGCATTGTCTACATCTTCCACCGACACACCCAGAAATGTCCCTGCGGTTGCGCCTGCGTCCGCTTCGCCGGTATCCAGAATCACCATCTCACCTGCTGAAATGACAGCAGTATCTTTGACGACGAATCGTTCGACCCGTTTTGCGGCTCCACTTAATGTATAAGCAAACTCGAAGCCTGCCATATTCTCCTCTTTCGGTTATTCGTTTTTACGAGTTCCCACCCCGCCGTAAAAACCCGTATTGACGTGCCATCGCCTCAAGTTCCTGTTGCTCCGGTGTCAATTTACGGTCAGACGGCGGTTTGGGGTCGCCCGGTGTCCCCGCACTGGTCGGCGGGTGTTTGGGCTTGTCGAACAACCCGGTACGTTTTGCCTCGGCGATAAATTCAAGTTGCTGCTCAATGCCTCCGACTTTGGTAATCAGTCCTCGCATCTCTGCCGGGACTGCCTCAATCTCAACATCAAGATAACTTTTCAATGTCGCCTCGAGCGCTTCGGCGCGTTGAGCTTTGGTCCGGCTTTCTTCATAAAGTTGCTGAAATTTGCCTTGTTCCTCTTGCTCTTTGCGCTTACGGTCCGCGTCTGCCTGTTCCAGTGCCTCCAACCGATCCTTTAATGCTTTGCGCTCGTCATTGACTTGCTTAAAGCGGTCATAGGGGATGGTCGGTTGCACCGGCTCCGTGATTTGCGTCCCGTCGGACGGTGGCACCTGCGGGGTGTCGGGTTGTTCAGGTTGTACAGGTTGATCGGTCATGCTGTCCTCCGATAATTTACGTGATCGACTCACGAAATAAAAACGACCCCTATGGAGTCGCTCGTTTTGCCTTGCTGGTTTTACGCCCGGATTCAGGCGGGGATGACTTGGGCGGTGGTGGTGTCCTGCCACGCTCGAAGACAAAGCCTTCGCCGGGAAGATACAACTTTAATTGCCAGCCCTCATTCGCCATCCCATTCAAGAAGTCATGCAATGATTGATTGGATGATTTCGATTTGACTATGTATTCGTAGTGTGTCATTCAGCCTCGATCTTATGCCGCTTGAATATCACGGATTCTTCATCTTCCCATATAACCGTGCCGCTGAATGTGCCTACAGTAATTTCCTGCCTGTATCTCCATGATGTATTAAGGTCGGCTACCATCACTTTTGAAACGAGACAATAATCTGGGTTAGACT